CGCGCTTCTCCTTGTTCAGCCCGAGCGACATACCAACGTCGGCCGCCCGCTGGAGAACAAGGCCCGTGCGATCGAAGAAAACCGCTTCCTTCGTGATCGCCGTAACCAGACCTCGCTTCGTTGTCGAGGGCGTGGTCAGCCAGGTCTCGCCGATCCCGTGATGTGGATACGGTTCGCCCTCAAGGACAACCAGCCCATCGGCTCTCGCGTCGGCCGGCGCCTTCAGTGGCGAGATGCCCGGGATCTTCTCGCCGTCGAGCTTCGTGGGCATGGTCGAGATTAGTCGCGACCCCACGAACTCTTCGCCCTGGTAGCCCTGCATGACCTCGTTGACGATCAGTTGGCCGGTGATGTTGCTAAAGGCCGTCGAGTCGATCGCCGACATGGCCTCTGAGAACGCGCCCGGATCGGACGGAGAGAAGATCGCGTCCGTGTGTCCGCCGATCGCATCGCCGCCACCTTCGCGGAAACAGAGAAGGTTGGTCGCCAGGTCGCGGATCGAGAAGTCGGCGGATTTGATCCCGCCGGGCTCGCCTTCACGGCCAAGCTCGAACGCCTCTTCCAGGTCGGCCATTGTCCGCCGCGCATCCAGGCGGAGGTCGTGGGCCAAGTTTTTTGCCTTAATTCCTCGCATCGCTTATCTCCAGAAAAAGTGAAAATTATGGTATCGACCCGAAGGCCAGGAAGTCGCCGCCGCTAGACAGGCCCAGAACTTGAGCTGCCGGTCACGACGTCAGGGCCGCCCGGATCCATGATCGTCGACCGAATACGAATCTCGACCTTGGTCCTGGCCGCGGGAACCGGCTTGTTACAGACAGCGATCGCGAGAGCCCGAGTGGCGACCGCGATCACCTGCTTGTTCACCAGCGCCGTCCCGCCGGCGTTGTCATCGGGGCCGACAAGTTGGCCGAGAACCCAAGTCGCCGAGGCACAATCCATCTCGAAGATCGCTTCGGTCGCAATCCGGATCGGATCGGTATCGCCCGTGCCGCTTTCTTGCTCGGCCACACCCAGGAAGTAGTCCTGGAAGAGGTCTTGCGTCACGCCCAGGCTGAACTGCCAGCCAAATGCAGAGGCAGGCTCCGGCAGCGAGGTGGTCGGATCCAGAAAGAGGAGATCGCCAATTGCGATGACGGTTGCGGAAGCCGGCGCGACGAAGACAGGATTCGTTTCGCCCCGGCGGTATCTGAGGTCAGTATTGGTACCCATGTTCTGTACTCCAGAGAAGAGAAAATTGATTCGCCGCCAGGGGCTACGTGCCTCGGCTGTTATCTGCGCCAGGATCCAACCCGATCTTTCAGGTCCATTTCCTTGAGTTCTTCGCCGGTCCCGCGCCCGCTGCTGATCGGCTTGCCGCTACGGCTCGCCGCTTCGATCAGCTTGGCACGGTCGGCAATGAGCGCCTTGCGCTTCTCGTCATCGGACTCGGCCAAGAGTTGCTCCGTGAACAACTCGGGGACGTGTGTCTTGTTCGACGGGTCGAGCTTGGCTTCGGCGAATTCCTTGGCGACCGACGCGGCTACCTTCTGCTTTGCCACGTCGAGCTTCTCCGCCGCAAGCTCTTCCTTCAGTGACTTGTTCTCGGCCACCATGGCCTTGATCTTCTCGCCTTCGCCAAGCTCCGCGACGATGGACTCGACCAGGTCGGGCCGGTCTTTCTTCAACTGGCCAATCGTGGCCTCAGTGAGTTCAATACTCATTTTCTTTACCTTATGGGTAATGGTATCCTCGGAGGAATCCTCCGACTCGAATAGCCCGCTTGTGGTCGCCGGCTCGGCAACCAGATCGACCGACCGTACTGATCGGATTTCCTCCACGATGACTTTCCCGCCGCGAGTCGACGTCTTGCCTTTCGCGTCGTGGGAGAAGCCGACGTTCTCTGGGGCGTGCTCTGCGTCCCACATCAATTGTTCAGCAACGTCGTGCTTCGGGTTCAGGACCAGGTCGCCGTATAGGCCATCCTTGCGGACCTCAATCCCGGTCAGGCGGCCAAGTCGATCCCTGTATGATCGGCGGCCGTTGCCCTCCAGGTGGTCGACGTTGACTTGCTTGCCCTCGTACATGTGGGCTGCCGCGCGGACGGCCTCGGGCAGGTACTCACGGCCATTACGCGACGTGAGACCCAACAGCTTGACGCCACGGATGACGTTCGCCTCGCGGTCTACTGTGACCGTCACGCCGCGATTGTCGACGATCTCCAGGAGGGGTAGGTTGTTCGGGTCTTCTTTTTTCACTGGCATGATTTGCTCCAAGAACGAAAAAAGGCCCGGCCCAATTGCCCGGGATCTTTCGATCTGAGGCAGTTGGACCGGGCCCGGAAGTGTTTCCGATTACCCGATCGCTTGGTTACTCAATCCTGTCGGTCTTGCTCTGGATTCTTTCCAGACGGCCGCTTTCAGCCATCACACTTACCGTCACGGTGCCCGTGAATCCTTCAGTCTCCGCCGCTTCCAGCATCGACCGTAGACGCTCGTGGGCCGCGGTCCGTTTGTTTTTGTTGTAGGTGGAGCGGCCCGGCCGGCCAGCTTTGCTCGTCTTCGCGCTCATTATTGGTTTTCCTCTCGGGGTGTCAAGGGGGGTTCTGGGGGTTTGGGTAGGAATCCTGTCACCCTGGTGGCAGGAATGTTATTCCGCTGTCACCTTCGACTGGCGCGAGATGCAAGTTCGGGCCGTAGGCAATTTCGTCTGGTATTCCGCCCGGGAAGGCTTTGCAAACAGTACGTTCGTTTACCTCGACGCCCTCGCTTCGCACGCCGATGTAATTCTGACAACGCCGTTTTCGGCAATTCGACTCAGCAAGCATTTATCCGCCTCCGAAGTGCTGGTCAAGGAAATCCTCGAATGATTTTGGCAGCATTCCGCGTTTATACGCCGGGTGCGTGTATGCAGCGAACGCCTCGGCGAACGCTTCGGACTGCTTTGTCTCTGCGTATTCACTGATGACCGTTGTTTCCTTTTTCACAATCTTGCGCCAGGCCACTTTGCCGTCGTGGTCTAACGCGGCCTCCTGTACGAAGTGGCCATATTCGTGCCGCGTTGTCCCTGCAACCGAACTATCGACGCGGAAATGCCTCTTTCCTATTTCTGGCGCTGTACTCAACTGCCTCCTATGCGTCTGCGCTGATATTGTGACCACGCCATCTGACTTACGATATATGCCGTCCACGACTCTCCCGCTATCGCTTAGTGTAACTTCCACTATGTGAACAGGCGGAGGATCTAGCCTCGCTAGTTTCGGGAACCGCTCCCCTATATCGTCGAGTGCCGCCTGGCTTGTTTTCGTCACCTCTGCTGCTTTCTGGCTACTGCCCACCTGTTGCGCGATCACACGCTTAGGCTTCGGGGTAGCCTTAGGTTTAGGTGCGGCCTTCTTTTTCGGCTTGGGCTTAACTACCGGCTTCTTCGGCTTCACCTTCTTTTTCGGTGGAACGACAGGCGGCTTCGGCTTCGGCTTCGGCTTCGGCTTCGGCTTCGGCTTCGGCTTCGGCTTCGGCTTCGGCTTCGGCTTCACTGTGACTGGCCTTATCGGCACCGCCGCCCGTAGGCCCGGCTTCGGTATAAATCCACTGAGTCGAGCCTGCGCGATCACGGCTTTCCGGCTCTGGATGCCCATCTCGACCTTGCTTCGTCGCAACTCACGGGCGGCGAAACTCTCGCTCTGTAGTCGTTGGACCGAGATCAGCTTGCCGTCCTCAGCCACGAAGTCTGTCCACCTGGGGCGGCGTCCTTCGGCCCTGAGCTTCTTTTCCATCGCGTTGAATCGACGGACGCCCACGGCTGTTTTCTGCTCGGCCGGCGTGGCATCGCGAAACCATGTGCCGTAGGCGCTGGGGTCCGGGATTGAATCGGCGGCTGCGTTCTCGTAGGCGGCAAGGGCTGCTGGATCGTTCTGGATTTCCTTAGGGGGGGCCAGGATTGGGGTTATCCACCCACGGCAGTTCGGCTCGTCCGGCAACGTCGGTACATGCTTGCCGTTGGCGTTGACGAACTGGCCGGGGCCGACACGATTAAAGATTTCGCCGTTTAGGGGGACGTGATGCGGCCGTGTTACGCTGTCGAGGATCTCGTTTCTCATCTTGGCGACAACCAGGATGCCGGCCTGGTCTATCGCGGTATTGCTGGAAATCCCGGCAATCCGGCGGGTTTCCGTCCTGGCGATGCGTTGCGACCAGAACTTCGGCCGGTCGACGACGGTCTGAAGTTGCTTCGTCATCTCGCCCAGCAGGAGGCCCGCCGCCAACCCAGCTACCAGCGTCCGTTGGTTCTGGTCTCGCGTCTTCCCCTCCCAATACCCAAGCCGATCGTCCCAGGTGAGCCCCTCGGGGGACTCTCGCTGTAAAACCTGGAGCGCCTCTTCGGGTGGTGGCGGCGGGAAGATCAGCCCAAGTATCTGCTTGTCGCGATCCTTCTTTGATAGCCGGTCTAGTGTCGGCTCGAAGCTAACAGCGCCGACCACTAATAGCGCGCCTATAGCAAGCCCAGCCTCTTCGTCTGCCTCTTCGTCTGCCTCCTGAATCAGCGGGTTGATCGACCGGAACCACCTCGCCGGGATCGTCCGGACCATGGCTTTCGCGGTCACGCCGTGCGCCCACTGGGCCATCGACAGCAAGCCCTGCCGGGTTGCGTCTCGGCTGCCCTGATATGCCCGGACCACCGCAGCGTCGGCCAGGTCGAGCTTTCGCTTGTACTCGATGTCTTGGGCAAGGATCCCAATGATCGTGCCGACCAGCGAGTTGAACGGCTTGGAAGCCTTCCGCGCTGCCGCCTCGGATCGGCTCAGGACGTGGACCTGCCGAATATGGAAAAGCGAGGCGATGCGTAGGTCGATGGCGGATGGCATTTACAGGGGCATCCCTTTCCAGAATCCGCCCCACCATAGTAGGCCGGCGATGGTCGCGAAGGCCATGAGGGACGACACGAACTCGCCGAAGACGGGCTTCTTGTGGTCGATCGAATGCCAGAACGTCACCGCCAACAGGCCGATCATTATGAGTTGAGGCCAGGGCATGGGCTACTCCTGTCCAGACGACGAACTGACCGGATCGTCATCTTCCGGATCATTGGCCGGATTATCATCGCCGCTGTTCTCATCGCCGGGCCCTGGGAAACCCGTCTCTCGCTCCTGGGCCTGCTCGATGTTGTTCTGCTCTTTCTCGTAATCCAGTTCGTGGCGGCCTGAATACGTCTGGTCGCTCATGATCCCGGCCGTCGACAGGATGTTGTCGGCCTGGGCGTCTTTCAGGCGGTCACGGGTTTCGATCCGCGGACCCTGGCCTTGAATCTGGACCTGCTCCAACGTGTCCGCCGGCAGGTCGCCTGCGTCCATGGCGGTCTGTACCGCAAGCTCGATCACCTCGAGGTCATCCTCGACCATACGTGCCTGGAGCCGGCCGAATTGCTTCGCGGCTGGACCCTCGGCAACCATGGTCGAGGCGTAGTTCGCATTGGAGGCATCACTGGTCAGCATGAACTCAGGCATGACCAACCGGCTGGCGATGGCCCGGAGTTGGGCCTGGACGCCCGCCACGTGCTTTTCGATGTCGATGCCAGCAGATGGGAATTCATAGTCGATGCTCGACCCGGTATCCAGGATGGCAGCCGGCGGGTAATCGGTGATGGTCCGTGATTTGCCGGTCGTCTCGTTCGTGATTTTGACGTCCGCCACCGTGTCCACGAACCGCTGGACCTTCTCTTTAGTCGCGGTGCTGTGCTTCCGGATCATCGCAATCGCGGACTGCATCGCCGACGTTCGGGCGAGATTCCGCAGGATGTTGACGGCCTCACGGAGGTTGGCGCGGACCGGGTAGAACAGCGGGATACCGCGCGGGGCCGTGCTGTCCACGTTGGCTTTACGGTGCTGAATCTGGTTGGCCGGGATCGACTCCGGAGTTTCCGATTTGCAGTTCGGCAGTACCCAGTACGCCTCAACCTCTTCGACGTCATCCGGGTCGGTCTGAATCCCGAAGGACAATCCGGGGGTGTTTTGCTTGTCGTTCGGCGTCCGCACGAACTCGGGCTCGACGTACCGAACCTTCAGCTCGCCGGTTGTCGCATCCGGGAAGAACCGCAGGAACACCTCGCCATCCCGGTCGAATCGCCCGAGGTTTTCCTGCTGGCGCGGGCCCCATTTATTGAGCTTCACGAAGGCGTCAACCACCTTCTTGACGGATTCAATCAGTTCTGGCGTCGGATCCATACCGGGCTTCGGCGTCACGACGTACTGATGGCCCGACCCGACCACGTAATTGATCCGGTTCTCTTGGCCGCTGATCGCGAACGGGTTCTGATCGGCGAAGTATCGGCCCTGTTTCCTGATCCGATCTAGGTCGGCCTCGGTCTGGTATGCCGCCGCCGCCGCGCCGTTGGGGTAGCGGCCCGCGCCGATCCGGTTCCATTGCATGCCAGTCGATGCGTCGAAAAGCTCGTCTTCGAAGCTGACCTGGCGATCCCATAAGTCGAGCGTGCCTTCGATCAGCTTGGTTGAGTGGGCGAGCTGCCGGATCTCAGCAGACCGGAAAGCGTGGCGGGCTTCATCGAGCTTGGTATCTTCGCTCATGGGTTTTGCCTTTCGTGCAAAAGCGTCCAGCCGCCGTCCCGGTAGAACTGGTGAATAATCCTTTTCTTAGCCTCTTCCCCCGGCCTTGTCCATAGCGCCGCTTCATCGCTGCCGAGATCCCGGCCCTGCGTCGAGCCCCATAAGCCAGGCTTATTCTTCGGGTGCGGAGCCGTGAAACTGCCCAGCCCGAGGTGCTTCTGGAGCGACACGGAAAGGTGGTAATCCTCGCCGGCCGTGGTAATTCCGGGATACCTGGGCTCTTTCGCGAACGCCCACAGCCACTCCCGCCTGAAGAACCAGGAGTGCCCAATGACGTCCATTTCGAGGATCCGGTGGTCCGGCTGCGGCCAGCCGAACTTGGGCCTGGGCTTCCGTCCGCCCTTCGGGAATCGGACCCCGGCCGCGCCGACCAGGCCACCGCATTGCTCGTGGGTGGCAAGGCAGTTCTCCAGCCAGCGAGGGCCTGGGATCGTGTCGTCATCGAAGACGCAGACGAATTCGGAGGCGAACTCCAGGCAGTGGAGGAACCGGGGCCAGACGCCAAGATTCGCTGTCGAGGCCACCACGTCAAGGTCGGTCACCGGTGGCGGACCCGGGCCGTCGTGCCAGATTCGGATCTCGGCCGGCTTGACCGTCTGGGCTCGAATGGCCTCGATCTGGGTCGGGAGGTTTTGCAGCCGCGCGTGGGTCGAGAGAAGGACGGCGATTGTGGGATGGGTCATTTCGGCTCGACTCGAGTAGAATTGCGATATACTGGCCAGCTAGGCTCGCTGGGAAAATAAGACCAAACAGGGGTGGGTCATTACGGGATCGCCTCTCGTCTGTCGTGGCGGCGAAATCTCCGCTCGTGGTGCTGGGTTACGCTCGGCATCGGCAAGCATGTGGCATAGGCGAGGCGTGGCCGGTGCGACCAATGGAGGCATGCAACCTGTTTGGCCTTGGCTTTCGGCGGTGCGAGTTCTCCCAACTGACGCGCGATTTCCTCCATAGTGTCAGCGAGAGGCTTGAGAGCGGCAAACGCACTCTCTATTTGCTCCCGGACCCTTGCCGCACAGAGGCCCATCGCGCGGCAACATTCGGCGCAACGATCATTACTGCTCATTTCGGGATCCTGTAAAACGGGTAATTGTACTCGATGAAGTCCCCGCCCGCGAACGCCATGACTAATTGGCGACACCGGTCATCGGCGTAATGCTCGGCCATGTCGTAAGGGCGATTGGCGTTGCGGGTCGGGAAGTCGGTGACCGGGCCGGTGATGAACGGCAGCCGCTCGATGCCCTCAATCAGCCCCTCGAAGCGCAGAACCCTATCGGGCGCGACCCCGGCTAGTACCACACTCTGCGGCGGTTCCTTGCACTGGACGGGCTGGAAAAGAGGATCGGACATCCACCGGAGGTACTGGCAAAACGACCACTCCCGACACCAGCCGTGCATGTTGTTCCCGGCCGTCGACCGCCGCCGGAGATAGTGCGAGAGGTGCAACACGAACGGATTCCGCACAACGGCGAACTTGAAGAACCCGGCGTACTTCTCGGGAATCTCGGCCAGGTGGTGGCCGCCGAACGCGCGGGCCTTCGGGAATCGGGCCCGAAGCCAGACGTGCATCGACCGGCTCGCTGTCCGCGGCATGGCGACGAAAACGAACTCAGGGTCAGTGCAGATTATCATAACAGCATTACCTGCTGAGGAATCCTAAGAGAAGGTCGATCATGCTTTTAGCAGCCTCTTCCGCTGCTTCAGGGCCAGCATACGGGCCGAGCACCGTACACGCAACGTCACCGCAAAGCAGAGTCACGGT